GAACAACATCCATCTGTTTTAGAGCAAACGATTTAAGCATATAAAGAACTTTTGATTTCCCTGCTTCTAAATATCCCTGTGGAAATTCGGACAATGATATAGGTTGAAAGTCAGACAGTTCGTTAAACAATAGAAACTTAACATTGTCAGTTACATTCCCTGCTTTGAGATCGTCTATAACAACATCAATCTCATCTCCCATAATACCACTCCACTTCTCTCTAAACTTTTTAATCCCCTTATCGGAACGTACAAGTTTAGTATTAGATTTTAGTGCAGCGTTGAGTATTGTTTCCTTACCTAGTTTATCTACCATTTTAAAACCGGAAACTTTAAAACTTTTCTCTAGTGCTTTTGCAAACAAACTAGGATCAGCAAACTCTTTTGAAATTGTATCATCTAAAATTTGATCTAGCTTAACTCTTTTCGGAAGCATTAAACTTGTAAGTGTATTCCATGATCCTTTAAGCGCAGCGGATACAGCAACATCACCTAACTGTACCAATGCAGACATAGGATTGGCAATGGTGTACATATACCCTAAGTCTCGTATCGTACCAAACGCATTACCTAATGGAGTTTGCCCACTAACAAACCTAGCATGAAGTAAATCTTTTATAACATTTTGATCGTCAGAAGATAGTTTGTCTAGTTCCTTTTGTAAAACTTTACCTATATCACCAGTTTTAACAGTAGACTCTAAATCAATTTGTTCAAGGTTCTTATTACCTGTTATTTTTTTTGTATGCCCAAAGAAACGTGAAACCTCTATTTCATTTGTTGCCCTTCTAATGTATTGTTCCAGTGCTTGTTCAGGTGGATCGTAATACTGTAATTGTTCCCCATCAATTTTTTCTATAGACCTTTTACGAACAAAATCAGGTAATGGTTTATTACCCATATAAGAGCGACCCATCAACAGACCATTAATTACATCTTGTTCTTGTTGTTCCGTTAGTGCTTTTACTTTAGAGTCTTTCTCTTGTAATTTTTGTAAATAACTGTCTTTAGCTTTTTGGATAATACCATCTTTTTCATTTCCATATCTTTTTTGCCACTTAGTGTAATTAGCCTGTGAAATATTACGAGGAAAATAATCTTTAATATCTTCAAAGCTAAACCCTACGTCATCTAACTCATCTTTTAATTCCGTTAAAAGAGGTTTAATTTCCTTTGTAAATATCTCTCCTGCTTTTGGATTTGACCTATTCATTAAAGCAATAGCGGCATCGAATTGTCCGTTAGCTAACGTCCGACTAACTTGATCCTTTAGTGGTCCTTGTATTTTAGCAAGCTCTTGTTGAAACGGACGTATTCTTGTCATACGTTGTTGAGTTTTTAAAGCAAGATGACTTTCAGTTCTTCTTAACGCACCAAGAATAGGTTCACTTATGTTTCTAATTCTTGTGGAAATTGCTCCTAAATATTTATCAGCCCCTTTACTAACTACTCGTAGTACACCACTATCTTTAGCTATGCCCTTACTAACGGAAAACTCAGGTGTCGCTATATTTACAATATCTTCATTAGTCATTTTAGTTTTATGCAGAGCTTGAGTAAATTTTGCAGGAGTTATACCAATTTCCTCCGCAAGTTCGCTAACTCGTTCCGCAGTAATTACATCGGATGGGTCTGCTTTAGCTTTGTTTACAGCATCTTGAACTTTATTTATAGTTTTTTCGGCTGATCGTTGAGCAATCTTTCGACCAGCCAAGCCTATACCCGCTGGTAATGCAGCACCTACAGTTCCAGTTATAGCCGCCTTAACAGGATCAACATTACCTGTCTTGGATAAGTCTTCCGCTACACTAAAAGTTCCACCTAAAACACCACCACCTATTGTAGCTGATGCTGTACCTGATAATGTTTTACCAGCAATAGTAGCACCCTTTAAACCTAGACCAACAGGTAATAGTGAAGTGGGGTCTACAATTTCCCCAACAATTCCCCCTGTAATTGCCGCTGTTGAATCGGAATCAGGTTGGAATGTTGTACCAAATTCCTCTACTAGTTCCCGTTCCTTATAGCGATAGATCATTTCTCTTCGTTCTTCTGGAGAGGCTTCCGAAAAACCTTCACCATATTTCTCATCAGAATCGCGCCAATCTCCTATCTTATAAAAATCTATTCCAGTATATATCGTAGCTGCATCACGCAGATAACCTGTTAGACCACCAGTTTTTTCATAGTGGTACATAAATTGTTCATAAGATGAAGAACTTTTATCTTTGTATACTGCTTCCCCTTCGACATACCTATCTCCAGGCTCTACACCATCTTCCTCCATCCAAGGGTTTGCAGCAATATCTTCCTCAGTAATAACTGTACCTAGTGATTGCCTCTCCTGAATCTCAGAGTAATTACGTATAAGCTCTCCATCATCAGTAAGTTCATCCCCAGGTTGAACACCGTACTCCTGAAGTTCTTGATCGTTCTGAATATCTTTTAAAGTTAAGATAGCCACTATTGGTTTCCTTTACGCTGGCTCTTAATAGGAACTCTTTTTTTAGTAGCACCGCTAGATTTATCACCACCACCAGATTTAGAAGCTGTTCCCCCTTTAATTACACCCTCTCTTTGTAAAACTTCGATTATGGCTCGTTCATGTGTCATTCCTTTATTTTCAGGTAATTGCCTGTATAAATTAGCTTTGGAACTAAACCTGTCAATAAATTCATCTATTGTTTTATCTGATACATCGTCTACCGCTCCACGTGTAACGAAAGAACCGATATCTCTGAGAACATCAATATCACCTTCATCTAAATATGCTATAACTTGAGATCGTACAGATTCGTTATTTTTTACAGCATTACGATAATCTGTTCGATCATTATTAGTAGTTGCTTTAAGGTCTTTTAACTTTGTTCTTGATCCACCAGAAGAATAATATTCTGCTTTAGCTTCTAACTCTTGTATTTCCGCTCTAGTTTTATCCATAGCAAGTTTTGCTTGTTTACTTTTTCCAAATTCTGGATCAGAATCTATTTTGTTTTGTAATTCCTCTTTTTTCAGTTGCGCTTTTTTAATATCTAGATTAACACTATCAATGTTTATTTGCCTAATCTCTTGCGCTGCGTAACGTCCTTCTTGATTTTCCGCACGTACTTCCCCTCCCGCTGCTCTAGCTTCAGCCATAAATTTTGAAGCTAACTCAGGTTGTCCTTTTTGCATTAAAAAATTAGCAATTTTAGTTACATCTTCAGGGTTACTAAGGTCAGCAGTTTTTGCCATATCCATAACTTCCGTACGTAAAGCATCACGCTCTATCGCTTTAGTTAAACGTGCATCCTGCCCAAGACCAGCAAACATTCCTGTATCTAAACCAGTAGCTTGACCTAAAGCTCTAGCTCCACCAGTAACAGCTTCAGCTAACTGTTGATTAGATTTAGCAATCATAGCGGCATAAGGGTTCTGTGTCATAGCAAAGTTATCTAACTGAGCCTGACGGATACGATCATCACGTTCCTTATTTAGCAGTTGACGTACTTCGCCAATGCTTGCGCCACTAAATAATCCATCTGTTACAGCCATTACTTTATTCCTTTCTGTTTATACATATCAGTAATTATTACTTACTCTAGTACTATTCTGACATTTCAGATTCTTGTTCCGCAGCAGTAGTATCTTCACTAAAGTCTGAACCCGCATCGTATCCACTATCCCCACCTACGGCAGCGGCATCCTCTGCTGCTTTCATTTTATCAATAGCATCTTGAAGAGTTTTACTTGGCCCACCCCATTTACCGCCGCCTCTCTCAATTCCTAAACGTTCAGCGTCAGTCATAGGTTTATCTTCGTCAGCATCAAACAATCCATCAATACCACTAAAGGCTTCAACTTCTTCCTGTAATTGTTGAGCACCGCTTCTTCCAAATAAACCAAATGTTATTGAATTAAAAAACTGTTCTAGAGCGGAAACATCTGGATTCCATCCTTGCGATCTTTCAATTTCTCTATCGACTGCGTGAGAACCTTCATATGCGCCTATCGCTGATCCAAGTAAACCCATCCCTGGTATTGGAACTAAACCAGCTAAACCGCCTAATGTAATTGCTGCATTAACTGGGTTTGTTATTTCTTCTGTAAACCTAGACATATTGTAATCAACATTGTTTGACGGAGGAGATGATGGTGGTGGATCAGTTTGACTATCCCCATTATCTCCTAATTGGTCAAACAAACCTACAGCCCCTTTGTATACGCGAGGAACATATGTTTCCATTGCAGGAACAACAGGATTAATATTAGCCTGTAGACTAGGAAAAGTTGCTCCTCGATTTGTTACAAAAGATTGTAAAAAATCTGGAATGTTTGCGTTAGACCCTAATAATCCGTCTTGAACTGCCATGAGTTTATCCTATTTTTCTACTCTAGGTTGCATAAATAGTCCACCTAATGCAGACAATGCTGTACCGGATGGTGACTGTGCTGACGTAAGGGAAAGGTTTCTAGCTGCTTGATTTCTTGCTGTTAGTGCTGGACCCATTGCGCTTGTAATAGGCCCTGCAATTCCATATCCTAATTGTCCTTGTCTCAATGGAATATTTAACAAGTCAGTTGCGGTTGCAATATCAGCAGTTTCCCGACCAAGAAGCGAATCAATTAAACTCTGTGCTTGTGTCATTGATTGGTATCTACGTTGCCCTTGATCTTGTGCTATAGCCGTTTCAAGTGCTTCCTGTGCTTGCGCTCCACCTGTGGAACCTAATCGACCTTGAGCTAACAAACGTGTTTCCAGATTAGTACGTAGTCTGTCTTCCTCTGGTTGTCTAAATTGTTGTTGCATTTGATAGAACGATTCCCCTGCTTGAAAGGGATCAAGACCGGCTAACATTCCCGCTTGCTCTCCAAACAATCCAGATCGGGCTAACAAACCTGAATAGATATTGGAAAGTTCAGGAGATAAATTTAACAATCCTGTTTTAGTTTCTGGATCAAACTCTGCTATACCACCTAATGATCCCACTGAATATGGATTACCAGCGGCGGCGGCTGTAGCTGCATTTTGACGGAGCATTTCCGATTCCATTTGTGCAGCATCTCTAGCAGCGGAAGCTGTTTCACGGGAACCAAGATAGGCTAGACCACCACCTAGTAAGGCACCTCCAATAGTACCACCTATGTCGCTACCTAAAAAATTTCCTATTGAGCTAAGAACCATAATTTTATCCTTTACCTTATCTTACCTTGTTTTGTGAGAAGCATTGTATTAACTAAACTAGAGTAGTTTCCAGCCACAGTATTTGTCATCTTAAGTTTAATTGTTTTACCTGTACGTGCTAAAGCTATTTTATATTCCGTAGGTCCAACCGTTGAAGCATACTTAGCTGCACCATATAAAGAATCGCTTTTTCCATAAAGAAAGATTGTTTGTGCGGAAACAAGATTAAATGTTTTTGTAAATGGTGAACCAATGTCGTAGTCTTTATACACTGCTACTTGAGCTTGACCACCTCGACCACCTACTATTGTAAAGATACCGGACTTAACAATTTTAGATATAGCAGGACTACCTAAGTCTAACCAAGATGTTTGGAATATATAGTCATAGGTAGAGTTAGTTGACGCATCACTAGCATTAATTGATACATCATAGTATCCATCGTATTCCGCTACGGAATCTTTTGTACCTATAAACAATTTACCATCAAGTGTGCTTAGACCACAGGATGGACCATCAGTAAAGGACCATGTAGTAATACGTGGATTACTAGCTCTCTGGCTTTGTGCGAAGTCAAACACGTAACACTGATTATTAATCGGAATAAAAGTTACAACAAAACCATCTTGAGGATAATACGTACTTTTAATTGTTGATACATCTACTGTGGCTAAAATTCGTGTAAGGTCATTACGAACCATTAATGACAGATCATCAATAGGAGACTTACCATCGTTAGCTACAGTACGTGAAACTGCACGTAGTCCCTCATAACTCATAAAGACTACATCAGTATTAACATAAACAATATTATCTCTACCAGCTAACCCTACTCCTCTAATAATTTCATCTAGTTCTATATTTGATGGGTCATCAGCTTTCTTATAAATAACAATAGTTTCCTTACCAAAGATAACAAGTTTGTTTTCTAAAGTAGCAAACCCAACAATTTCATCATTCCCCCAGACTGTATTTAAATCAATAGACCCTGCCGCACCGCCATTAAGTTTTTCACCAATAAGGTTGTCCGAATAAAAAACAGTGCCAGGTGCCTCAGTAATACCACCGTACCAGATACGACTAAATCCAGCAACCGCACAAGATGGATCAAAAGTTGTTACACCGGCTGGAGCTACATAAGCTCCTAAATCATCAACATCACTCCAGTTTGTACCATCATAGTTAATCGGTTTATGCCCTGTCTGAACTCCCCACATTTCCTTGTTAAAGTTAAAAAACTGCCAGTTAGCTTGAGTAATTGTTTGTGGCGAGTTAGCAAACGATTGGAGTGTCATTGTATGTGGAGTAGCACTTGTGCCTATTTTAAATATATTACTGCCCATAGCAGCAAAGTATTCTCTAGTTCTATCTGATTTAATAAACTCTCCAATAGATTTTACATCTGATATTAATGTAAAAGTTAAATCAACATTATCACTTAACGATTGATTAGTAGACAACACTAAATTGTTTTGATCTGAAAGTGAGGCTACAGTTACAGTGCCACTAATACCTGTACCTGTAACCGTCATACCACTTAAGATAGTGCCACTGTTATTATCAACTACAAGAGTTGTTGTATTGCTAGTTGCTCCGTTAACTTTAGCTGTAGCAGTTACAAGTTTAGATACCTGTTTAATTCCTTTTCGAGATGTAATACGACCTTGATAATCAAACACCACATTAGTTGCTTCCGTTAGAAACTCAGGGCCTAACGTGCTTTCCTGTGCTTGAGTATTAAGTCCAGCGGTTCCTAATGTGTTAAGAACAACTGGTGAGATTTGTTTAGCTGGCATACCAAGTTGTCTCGTTTACTGTTCTGTTTTGATCCTGTGTAATAGCATCAGATAAAGCATCTTGAAAACGTGCTACAGCTATTGTGCTTGCTGTACCACCGTCTTCTCCTCGTTCATTTAGTGCTAACATATACGCACCTAGTACAACAACATTTTCCGAAACAGTAAGCGTGTCAGTTGCATTTGATAAATCAGCTTGTGGCTGTACAGCGTGTACTCTTATATTGTAGGAACCATCAGGTACAGGCCAAAATGCAATCTTGTTACTGTCTGTTATTCGATAAAAAGATGGAACGCCTTGTTGAGTTGTTCCTATGTATTTATACCGATAATATAGTTCATCAGACATTTGCTGTAGAGTTGCATCATTCGTATCATCAATAACCTGTAGAATACGTGAACGATTGTTTAAATTAGATAAGGTATATTCATCGGTTCCTGCACTTGTTGCGGCTGTTTGTATACTCCGTAACGTACTCCAGTTCCATGAGTCTTCCACAAGTTGTTTTGATTCATTAACAAGTTCCGATATTAATTTTTGATAAGCGTCTACTTGATCGGAAGAAGCGTCAATAACTGCTCCCGTCCAGTTAGAGGAAAGAACATCTTCACGTAGTCTAATTAAAACTCTATTAATAATCTGACGATAAGCCATTACTTTTTCTTCCCATCAATAAATGTTTTAGTTCCTTTGATTACACCTTTAACTCCAAATGATGCACCAAAGGCTATAATTAATAATGTCCAATATTGTTCCGGTACTTCACTTTGAAGAATAATAAATGCTTCTCCAATTCGATCTACCATTTCTCTATTATCAAACACCGCTGCGAGAAACATAGCAATAAACGGTGACGTTATAACAATGGTAAGGTATTCATCTTTCCAACTATCGTTACTATTCCTAGCCTGTATTTCATCCCACTTTTGATCTCCACGGATTACAGCGATTTCTTGTTCATGTTTAGCTTTTGACTTTTCTGCTTTGTTGGCAAAGTATTGTTTGCCTATATCAAATACACCGCTAACAAGTGGGCCAAGTAAAGGTAACATTAAAAACTCACAGGCTCATTTCTAAGTTCCCAGTGTGGCATATCCCACTGCCACAGATCGAAACCCCAATATAAATTATCTACACCCACAGTTTCACAAGCCGTCTTAATAACTTCAGACAACTCTTTAAACCGCTGGAGATTATCCCAATCAATAGGATAGGGAACCACATCCACTGCCATAGCAGGACATGAATTATGTTTTGAATTGGGATACTGCACTTTGCTTGCGCCCGACTCAAAATATTCCTGTTGTTTTTCTTCAGTTCTATACCCTTCCAATACGGAAAAATCATAGTGTTTAATAGCTTCTTGAAGAACTAACTGAATACGTGGATCACAATCTTGTAGTTTTTCCTGGCTTCTTTTTCCAAAACTAGGCATTTGCTTTAGCTTTCTTTTTAGCAGTGTTAGATAAGTCTTTAAAGTGAAAAAGTTTTTTACTAGAATTAGTATGTCTTGCGCCTGAGTGTAGCTCTCCATTCGGCATCTTATGTGTTCCACCTTTATGCAACGTGCCGTCACGAAAGTAATGTTTCATTCCTTTAGCCATTTACTTTTTCCTTTTTTTCTTCCAACCAGCTTTCATATTAGCATACGCTTTTTTACTAATCGTTGATTTACTTTTAGGCCGGGACTTACCAGCCTTTTTACGTTTGTTTATATTTTCTACAAGGGACATATTATCACCATTTCTTACAGGACCAGTAACGGGCCGTTAGTTTTGAAGGAGGGCTTGTATCGCACTTATGTCTTGCTCTAAAACTTTTTCTACGTTTAGGTTGATTTTTTTTAATGGTCATGTTGGCATCGCCAAATCGAATAAGTTTTGTTTTATTACCTTCTTTAGCAAGTACGGCAAATTTTTTATTACCTTTACGTGACCGTTTAGGTTTATTATATCCTGAAAAAGTTTCTCCTGCCCTAGTAATAGCCATTATTTTTTCTTCTTTTTTTTCTTTTTCTTTTTCAATGGAGTTTTATACATTACTTTACCATAAGACATATTTAATCTCCTTTAACTGATGGATGTCTACCATTATGCATGTGGGATAACGCATCTAAATTTTTATGCACGACTCGCATTTCAGTTCTAAGTTCAGATATTTCTCTATGTTGCGCTTCTAGTTTTCCCGGTGAAAGTATTGTGGAAAATACTTTATTCTGATGTTTTATTACGGCCCTGTCTGCATCGGCTTGGTCTATACGGGTGTTAATATCGTTAAGCACTTTTTCCATTTCAGCAATGTCCTGAATAACTCTGGACAGTTGTGACTTAACTACTGCAAATGCGCCAGCTAATGAAGCTAATAATGTACCAAATTGTACGAGTTCTCTAATACCAAATTCCATGTTAGCTCACCGCTGGTCCCGATGTTGCTGCCCAATATAAAAACCAACCAATTCCACCGGCAATGACTATAACGGCTAAACCTTTAGCAATTTCAAATAGAATAGCTTTTCTATGTTCAGCACGTTCTTCAGCATCAATCTTTTCCTGCTTTTCACGTTTCTTTTTATCGGCAATTCGTTTCTCACGTTCCTCAAGTATAAGGTCCCAAGTAGTTTTTTCACCCGGCTTAGACGGCCACTTTGAGTTAATTTCTGCCTTAAGATCGTCAAGTTGTTGCTTAAGTTGTTTTTCCTCTATAACCGCAGCAGCGGCAGATGACATTGATGTTTCTGAACCATCGTCTTTAGCTCGTTTCTGTAGTATACTTTTGTTTTTTCTACCAATTGAGCTACCGGCTTTGTGATCTTTATTATTTTCATGTTGTTCTTTTGCTTGGAATAAACCATCTAAACCATGAGCAATTTCCTGAACACCTTTAGCGGATTTTACTAGAGTTTTAGTGGCAGCTATTGCGGCAGCTATTGTAAGTGGGTCCATACACTATCTCGCTCTTGCTTGGGCTACGCCGTCACCACCAAATGGATGCTCGGCAAATGCCGCATAGAAATAGGTGCCACTATTCACACGGACATGGTTTACGGTGGGTCTGAACCCGTTAGAGAACAGGTCAACTTTCGCAGCGGTATTGGTGCGCTCCTCATCGGCGTAAGAAGCCGAAAGATATTTCTCGCACTCGTTGTGAGGATTTCGCACGGAGTCGAAGATAACCCACTCGTCGGCACCGTCCGTCCGGTGAATCATCAGCCACTTTGGACGAAAGCCGACATGGACGTATGTACCATTCGGTGCAGTTGCGCCGTTACCGGTATATGTCCCAAATTTTGAATACCCCGCAATCTCCTTCCACAGATAGCAGATATAATCGGCGTCATCATTTACAAGACCACTGGTTGCGTCTATCGTGATCGTGGTTCCACTATCTGAGTGGAAGTTATCTACCTCTGCTGTCGTGCTTCCGGTGAGATTATTAAGTTCCGCAGCACCAATCGTACCATCAACTTCATGACAAACATGCCAATCGTTATTGGCTGAAGTTTTTTTAATTATCGCCAAAGCGTTGGTGCCTGTCGGAATGGTCAACCCCGTTCCAAGCGTGGTATCGCTATCTCCCCCATTATACTTTAAGATAGCAAATCCTGACGTTGTGTTTGCTGTACCTCGTATTGTTTTGATTGTACCGGGATGAGCGTCACTTCTATTTGCTCCATCAATTTTAAAGCTGTTAGCCGTTGGTGTTGCCCCGGCGCTTGCAGAGTTGTCAGCGGTTGGCGCACCGCCAGCTTTCCAGCACCATGCAACGTAGGTTCGACTAGAAACATTTACACTGTTATTATTTCCAAGCGTAAACCCATCAGGGTTAAAAGCTGTTAAAGTTTCAGCAACCGTGTCTTCAGCACCATTACTGTTAGTTTGCAAAAAATTTGTTGCTTCACGCACACTATCAAATAACATATGTGAACTGCTATCGGAGCGACACTTTATCCAAACAAAGTCTGGTTGTAAGTCACTATTCCCACCAAATGTTTCTGTTAATCCACCAGAGCCTATAGCAGTCCCGTTGCCCGTGTATGTATGGCTCTGATAAAACGCACTTGGGTCTGTAACTGTAGGCGCTGGAAGCATATGCGTCGAAATGCCAGCATTAAATCCCGTTGGAACTGTGTAGGTAAAAGACTTTTGTCCAAAATTAGCCGTAGTATCGCTGTTGTTGTATTCCGTTGAATGAGGAAACCAACCATATCCTGCAGGAATACTAGAGTATGCCTCATTTGCGCCCGTTGCAGGGTTGCCGCTGTTAGGCCAACTGCCGTTGCGCCCAAACCAAATTTTGCCATTGTCCAAATCAAGGGCAATCATAATTATTACCCCTGCCGAATAGGATGAAATGAAACTGGTTGTCTCGGTCCCGCTGACCCATTTCGAGCCTGTGTTATCTACGGCATAACCTTGTTGAGGCCCATAAGTATTTGCTATTGCAACATAGGTATTAGGGAAATTCGGCGGCTCGTCATCACGAATTACTCCAATATACGGATAGCCATCTGTAACTCCTGTACTTGTAGCGTTGCAAGTTACTTCCCAGTAGAATTTACCACTGTGCATTTTATGCGTACCGACAAAACTACAAGCACCAACAGCACTAGTGTTTTTTATTCGTAAATTACCTTCCGAAAAAACAGGTACAGGGCTGTTGGTACTATTTCCTTCCCATTGTAGAGGGTTCCAAATGCAGAAATTACCAATGTTATTATCAGCATCATCAGTAGGCGAGTCGGTGACTTGCTGCGCTGTGGTCATGCTGGTATCAGTAAAGTGATTATTATTACCACTAACATCAGTGCCAGCGCCGTTGCCTGTGCCGGGAGCTACCTTAAAATTTAAGTAACAACCGTTGTTTCCAAACGTGAGTCCAGAGACGTTAATAGGTATCCACACGCCGTTGTCATCATATTCGCCAAAAGATGTTGGCGTTAGTTGTTGTCCATCTACAATTACAAATTCAGCAAGATAGAAAGATTTAAAGTCGTTAAATCCAGCGCCATTTCCAATTACATGTTCATACTGCATCGTCATTCTTGACGTATCAGAACTAGCTGGGTGCGAGTTCGCGGAAGCAAAAGAGGTATCTTCGACTCCGTTTATATAAACCCTTGCTGCATTCGCAGTTCCCGCTAGACCTCCACCAGAAGAATTGTCGACAGCAAAGCAAATGTGTATCCACGCAGTCGAATCACGTAAAACTCTAGTGCCTACACGCCGAAGCCAATTCGAGCCAGAAGTGCTTGAGTCAGTAAAATTCAAAAAGGGATTTCCAGACGTCCAATCGGTTTGAATGTGAAGCGAGTCACCACCCGATTGCCCCGCAGAAAAAAATGTACCGGTGCTGTCTGGATCAATAATCTTGGTCCAAAAAGATAATGTATATTTTTTTCCGGCACCTGTACCGTCTTGAGAAGGCGTAAATGTCAACTCGTCAGCAGAACCATCAAACCAAATTGCGTTTTCAATGGTATAGCCAGTACCACCAGTAGGTATCCCTGTAGGATAAACTAACATTAATCAGTCCACTTTTCGTCAGCAGTCCAATCTAAATCTATATGTCTAAGAGCATCCAAGTCCATACCATTTGCAGATGCTTCCAATTCATCAGACTTAGTTCTAATATCAGTAACCTTTTTCCATTCTGTAGCTGCCGCTGCCTTTGTGTCTGCATCGTCGGAGGACAGATCGGCAATTACATTCCGTTGTTTCCATTCAGGTACGGCTGCAATAATACGTTTGTGTGCCTCTATTTTAATTGTTGCTACCGCATTATCTTTAGCACGTTGAAGATCGGATACTGGAGTGGGGGCTACGTAGTCAGGGTCATCAACCCAGGTTGCCTTGCGAGTTACTACAAACCCATCTACTGTATCCGACTTATCTCCCTTTTCAAGTTTACCTGTAGGAACTGAAGGCTCCTCAAAGCGAACTACGTTATGTTCCTTGAGTTCTTCCTTTGACCACAATTGACAAATGTTGGCCTGGTAAGAAAGATTATCACGTTTACCAAGAGCAATCGCAACGGATCGGGAGTTGTTATGAAGGGATGCTACGGCACCGTCAGAAAGTATTGCAAACATTGTTATCTCCTAATTAAGCAACTGCTAGGGATTGACCAACAAGGTACATATTTGTGCCATTGGAACGGAAAGTAAGCTCATCTTGTTCAGATGCGGTTGTGGTAAGTGTGGGAGCCGTATCGGAAGGAAACTTAAATACAGCGTTCCATGTTATTGTACGTGATCCTGAACCGTCCTGAATAACAGTAATATGATAAAATCCACCGTCTACTTGGTTTGTAGGTGCGGCCATTGCTCTATTACCGGCAAGTGTAACTTTACATACTTGATTAGAGGATGCGTCCCAAGCTATAGTTGCTTCATCGGTTAAGGTTGTACAGTTAAAGTTTTGAGTTTTAGTGTATTCATTTGCTACATCTTTGACTACATTATCAGCATCATAGGCTTGAACATTTGTTCCAATAACCAAACCCAAAGCTGTTCTAGCTCCTGATGGGCTAGTAATGTTATCAAAGTTTTTATTAAGTTTTGAGTTTACGGCTGTTTGTACGGCTGTAAATTCCGTATTAAAATCAGCACCGGAAATAACTTTAGCGGCATCACTGTCAGCTAGAGCGTCTTTTCCTGACCAAGAAACTGAAATTGAATAGTCACTCATTATATTACTCCATTATCTACTTGAATATTTTGCTTTACCATATAGTGACCTAGAACTGCCAAATAGGTAAGGTTCACGTACTTCCTGATTTCTATTACTCAGATATATAAATAACTGCTGCTGTTTCCATGTATGTTGACTTGCTCTAGGAAACGGTTTAACGAGTGGGCGTGTTCTACCTCTAGGCATTACGAATACATCCTACGTCTAGCAACACGTCGAGCTTTCTTTTTTTTGTTTGTGATTCTTTTTTTAGGCTCAACTTTAACAATTTTACCGGCAACTCTATTTTTAATTTCCATTAGAGAATAACTCCAAACTCTTTGTTTCTCTGTTCAACTAAAGCAAGTAACTTAGATCGTTCCGCTTCCCAAATATCTTTTAACTCTTTAGTTTTTACTGTGGGTGCGTCATCAATAATACGTTTAATTTTACCTGTCGGTGTTTGTAATGACTTTGTTTTTGGTCTGCTTTGTGCATCTTTAGGTGTAAACAACCCTCCTGTCGGTAACTTTAAATCTGTAGTTACAGGAGCGGTAGTCTTTTCGCTAGATTTACTTTTAAGTTCCTTACCACTTTCCACGTCAGGAGTTTCAAAAGATTTGTTTTTAATTTCGTCTAGTTCATCGTCCTTACCTAGTAAGTCCAGCATTGCATCTAGATCATCAGCTTCCTCATCAAATCCAGTACCCTTAAACTCTAGTTCGTTTGCCTCTAAAAACTCTTCTATCTGTTCTGGAGTAGCATTAGGATTAGCAGCTTTAAAAGTTTTAACTAACAGTTCTGTGTATAGTCTCTGTATTTTATTCTTAATCTTTTCAAGTTCCATGTCGTAACTTGTGTCGGCAAAAGCTGCTTCTATAGTTAACATTACTCTGTCCTAACACCATTACCTCGACTTTCATGTTCCTTAACCCATCTAGAATGGGCAGCGGTAAAGTCAGGGTTTGACCCGTCCAATAAAATAGTTGGGGCTGATACAGTTAAAATTGATTTACTACCACACTTAACACATTCCGTTTTCTTTTTACGTTCGCACATACAACGCCATTCGGTTTGAATATGCTCACAAGAGGTACAAATGTAGTTATAATTTGGCATGGAAACTCCTTAGTTAAGTAGTGGGGAGGCCTATATTATTAAGACCTCCCCGATATTACTTAGGCGGCGGGAACAGCAATCGCAACACCAGCGTTGTCACGAAGTTCACCTACACCGTACAGGGTATCAGCGGTGAAGAGATCACCAAGATATTCCTGCTTGTATTGGGTTTGAGAACGAACACCCATTTGCTCAACTAGAGCAAGAGCGTCACGGTGCATCATTACACCAAAGCGAACAGCAACGGAGTTCGTTGTCGTTCCTGATGGGCAGTTACTAGAAACAAATACGTCCATGCCGTAGATGCTACCAATTTTACCCGTCTTGATTGCATCACCGTCACCAATGAACTGTTGCTCAGTGAAGCGGTTAATACCAAGCATATCGTTGGCTGCAACCGGAGGAATAACCATAACACGATTATCCATCGGAACATCGGCATTGTCCAGAAGAAGAATCATCTTCCGAATACCGGCATCTGCAATGTCGGCAGCGTTAGACGTACCGCCTACAAAGTCCGTAGTACCATCACTACCAATCTTTGCTTTTTCAAAGAGTGACGTACCTGAACCACCTACGGTTCCACCTTGAAGACCTTCAATCAAAGTGAACAAGTCCGTATCTACTTGAGTTGCAAGTGCGTAACCAGCATCGTCGGTGTAGAAACGGCGAAGTGATTGAAGTGCTTGAACCTCAACAATGTCTTCAATAACTACGGAATATTCATAGTGCTTATTGATGGACAGTTGAACTTCAGCATGAGTGTCACCTTGCAACGTAACTTGCGTGTTTGCTGATTTAGCATTAGCGGAACCACGTACTGGTTTCGGAATATGAATCGTATCACCTTTCTTACCAGCATGATTAATTTTAGTGACAAGATTACCCAGAACAAGATTTTTCTTGTAACCGGCAATAACCTCATCCGACCACAACTCAGGAATAAAATTCGCTGCCGTTGTCGTAGTCTGTTGGTTAGAACCCAAAGCCATTGTATTTCTCCTTTAGCTCTCTATAGGTTATTTGACTCTACCTTCCGCATAAGCAGCTAAGATTTCATCCTGAAGTGCTTCATAACGAGAAGGCTGTGTTGTTTTAAGTCTGATTAGATCAGCCCTACGGTAGATTTTCTTACCGACTGTGGAATCGGAAGATGAACGGGAAATTGCTTTTCCATTCTTTAAAGCAGCTTCACGTTTTGCTGCCTTTTCCGCTTCTGCCTCAGTTGTGTTAGTAATCAGTTTTCGTTCTTTCCAATTACCAATAAGCTCCATAGCTGAATTTAAGTCGTAACTGTTATGGGCTTGTACGTACAACTGAGTACGAATTGGACTTTCCTTTACCCACTCCTGAAACTTACCATCACCTACGATTTCTAAGTAATCAGGATGTGCCGCTTTAAGTTGTTGAGTTGTAACATTAGCCTGTTGTACGGCTTGCTGCTCTTCAAACTGTCGGAACTTAGGATGGTTTTCAATAGCTTTGCTGACTGCTTTATCAGGGTTATCAAAAAAATCAACCTCTTCTTCTTTTTCTTGCGGCTCTTGATTAGTCCCGTTTTGATTAGTCGTAAGTTGTTGTTTAAGAATTTGATCGGTTAACTGACGAAGCTCACCTACTTCCTGGCCTTTCCTACCCAATTCCTTTTCCAAGTTTTCATACGAACTAACAATGTCTGTAATCGACTTGCCTTTAAATTTATCGGGGAGTTCCGGTTCTTGAGATTGTTCCTCCTGTACTTCAGTTGGAGTCTCTTCTGCTTGAATATCGGAAAACTGGTTTGTTTCTTCGGGAGTTTCGACCTTCTCCTCAACAACTACACTACTCATAATACTGACCTCCGTCTATAAAGATTGTGGAGTGGTTACACAATAACTGGGATTAGATTATTCTAATTGATCCAGTGCTAATTTGGTAGTCTCCTCTAAATTAATAATCATATTTAGAATATCTACCTGTCCTCTTCTGAGGAATAAAGTTTTTTCGTCTTCTATAGTTTGTATGTTTTCCAAAGACTGAGCCATGTCCGTTAGCTCTTTTGTAAAGATTGTCCATGCCTCTGAGGAAAACAAGTCAATTCGTTTTTCTAGTATTTCTTTATCTGTCATATTAAGTGGCAGCACTCTTCTTTTTAGTATTTTTAGTTGGACGCTTACCTGTGTTATTCCATGAGTTCATATATGCACGTAAACTAAGACCCGTGGCATCTAGTTGTTCACGGCTAACATTAGCCATTGGCTTGCCATTGTGCGTAATCACTTTACTATTACCAACACCAAACTTTGACTTAGCAGCTTTAGCTGGTGGTTTTGCAGCGGCAGTATTTTTCTTACGATCTCCTGCCATTCCAGCAGCTACAGCCGCACCTGTACCCGCAGCTACCGTTCCACCTGTACGAATATTACTAGCTATAGCTTGATCTTTTTTAGATACGCCTGAAAGCTGACCTTTTTTATTACGAACAGCAACACCGGAACGTCTACCTTTAGTTGTTTTACCGGCAACAGTTTTTGCAATTTTACCAGTACGGGATGCTGCTTTTGCAGCTTTTGCTCCTGCTGCTTTACCTTGATTTTTAATAATATTTTTAATTCCTGATTTTGCAACTTTTGGTACTAAGTACCCCT